CAGCTATTAACCGAACTGCGGACCGTACGTGATCGGCGCGTTGAGGACCTGGCCGCGGGCGAACATGCCGGCGTTCACCATGTGCTTAGCGAAACTCGTTGCAAAGCCCCGCCTGTGCAAGAAGTCCGTCAGCATGATGTCCGGCGTGGTGTAGAGCTTTTGGTACTCCGCAAGCACGTAGCCGGTGTTGACGAACTGGTCGCCCTTGTAGCCGACCAACCACTCGTTGACCGGATAGTGCGGGTCGCGGAACACCTTGAAGCCCGCGAGGTCGCCGATGTAGGCGATGCCCTGCGTGTTCGTAATGTTGCCCTTCGCCGTGAACTGGGGCAGCGTCTGGATGACCGTCGAGGCCTGGAGGCCTACGAGCAGCCAGTTGCCGCTGACCATGTTGGTCGCGCCCAAGATCATCATGCCCGCCGTGGTGAGGGCGTCGATGAAGCTGAACTTGTGCGTCTGGTAGTTCACGCTGGTCGGAGGCGTCGCGTCCCATGACACGGCACCGGCCGTCGCGCGTGAGCGGATGTCCGAGATGACCTGGCGGTGCTTCTGGTACTGCAGGCCGTTGGTCAGCGCCTGGATCATCGTGGCCTCGAGCTTGATGTTGTACATCGCCTGCAAGTTCTGGTCAGCTTCCTCAGACCAGATCGTGCGGAGCTTGAGGACCTTCGCGGTCACCGGGACGGACGACAGGCGGAGCTCGTAGCCCTGAATGTTGGCCTGGCCTTCCGAGTTCCACGCGTACGACAGCCAGATTTCCCCCGTCGTCTGGGTCGAGGTCACGCCCGAGAGGACGCCCGTGATGTAGTTGATCGTGCCGCCGTTGATGTAACCGCCCAACTGGATGTTGCCGTTGCCGTCATCCGTGGTCTGGATCACCGCGTTCGTCAAGCCGGCGGAGCCGCCTGAGCTTGAGTAGGCGAGGGTCACCGTGCCTGGGCGGAGCGGGAGCCACTGCGCCGTGTAGGACGGGAGCGTCGAAGTCGCCAGCGTGCCGGCATCCTCGTTCGTCACTTCCTCGTCGGCGTCAGTGAACCGGTCGACTGCGCCCTGGATGGCGCGCCACATCGGCGTGCCGGCCGGGACTGGGCCCTTGGCGAACTCCGTCACGATGTCCATGTAGACGATCTGGCTGACGGGGCCGGCCATCGGCTGGAGGGCGACCATCTGGTCGATCACCTCGTTCTCGGCCATGTTGGCGATGACCGGGAAGATCCACTTGTCGAACGTGCCGAGGTCGGCCGTCCTCGTGACTTCCTCCAGGCTGCCGAACTTGGCGCGGCAGTTTTCGAGCATAATAGCAGCTGTGGGCTGCTTATGCGCAGGCATGTGGGCGACGTACTGCTTCCAGCCCTTGGCTTCCCACAAGTTCTTGTAGGACCCCTCTGGAACGCCGACGTCCGTGTTGGCGAGGTGATAGCCCCACTCCAGGATCTCCGGGAATGATGGCGCCTTGCCGCTAGTTGCCGCCAGTGTCGGGCGGCCGTTGTCTAATAGGATCATGTTAAGGCGAGTTTATTGTTTGTTGTTGGAGTGGAGTTGGTTACGAGAGCACTGGCACGACCACCGTCTTGAGGGCAGTCGACTCCTTGTAGGCCTCAGAGAGGCGGTTCGTGGAGTCGATTGATTCCTTGACGCTGAACGCGCGCTTGAACGTGCTCAGGGTAGTAGTGACGGGCTTGTCATCCTTCTTGGCGTCGGCCTTGACGACCGTGACTTCCTTCTTGTCCGTCGACTCGGCGACCTTTTCGGCCGGCTTGTCGGCAGGCTTCTCGTCGGTCTTCTTCTCGGCCGGCTTCTCGATGGGCTTGCCCTCGGCGTCGATCTTTCCTTCAAGCTGCTCGCGGATCGGAATCAGCTCAGCAGGCTTGGTGGCCGCGTTGATGGCCTCCAGGACCTTCGGGTTGGCGTTGACCTGGGTGGCGAACTCGAGGATGAGCACACGCTGGGCGAGGGCGGTGACGTCCTCGTTGTACCGGCGGGTGAACTCGTCCAAGCCCTCGTAGCAGAGGTCGAGGCGCCGGGTGGCGGTCTCAAGCTCTTCCTCGGTGGCCTGGCAGCGGGCCATCCAGCCCTTGCCGCGCTCGACGGCCGTCTTGCGGTCGCTCTTGAGCTGGACGCCTTCCTTGATGCTCTCGCCAAGCTTGTCGCGGTACTTCATCGCGAGTGTCGCGGTGGCGTGCAGCGCCTTGATGATCTTCCCCTGGGCTTCCGTAAGCTTCGAGGCTTCAAGCTTCGGAGCGGCTGCCGCCGTCTTCCAGGCTGTCTCGACTGCCGTGATCTCCGAGTGAAGCTGGTCGATGTCCCACGAGGACTTGGTGTCCTCTGCGAGCAGTACGGCAGCTTGACGGTGGAGACCCTGCAGTTGGGTCAGGCCGGCGGCGAGGCGGGCAGGCTCCAGCTTGGAAGGATCAATGGCGCTTAGAGAGTTGAGTGACTCCCGAATGTCGTTGAGCTTTTCCATTTGGTTTTCCTTGTTGATTTCGTGCTGAGGTTGGTCTTTGGCTTTG